GGGAGAACAACGTCGGGAATCATCTCCACATAATGTGTCCGCTCCGCCCAGCTTGTTTGCCCCTCTGCATCCGTAACCAGCATATGATTTCCTGCGTCAGGATTCGGAAGATCCGCAGGCTTTGTCCAATCCGGATCAAAGTAAAGCTTGTTATTAACGATATCCATAATGACCGGGGCAATATCATCACCAAAGTACAACCTCAGACGAGTTACCACGCCATTATCCTTTATGGTCTCGGTGGCGATACACCAGCGCTGCTGTACCGTATTGCCCTGGCCCATGATAAACCGGCAGCATTCAACGTTGTACACGGCAGCTTCCTGATAGTATGCATAAATCTCCGCCATCGTTTCTTTTCCGTAATACTGAATCAGCCCCGGCACAATGGCAGACCCGTCGATGAAGTTAAAGGAAACAGAATGAAAGGATTCTACATTGCCCGTATCGTCAGGTGCCTTTCCGTTGATTTGTTTCACCACAGTCTCTGCAGCCCAGGACGTCGGCTTTCCCGCTTCATCAACAGTCTTTACGACGATGCTCTGACCAACATTCGCAGACTCAGGATTTACAATTGCATCGGGAATATCAGTCTTGAGGGCAACCTCGGCGGCTTCGCCATCATCCTGACCAGTACCGCCGGAATAGATTTTTCCAGCAAACCAGGCATTACCAGCCCAGTCCACCGTGTGTGCATTGGAACGGCTATTCGAGCCTTTGCCATTGCCCACGATATGAGCATACTTTTCCTGTTCATCAGCAATGTTGTACTTGCCCTGAACATGCTGGCTTGAGCTTTCTGCGCGTGTATGCAGTCCCTCTGCGTGCGAGTAATGACCCGTAGCGTATGTCCATGAACCTTCTGCGTGCGAATAGTCACCTTCAGCGTGACCAAAGCCCTCTGCCAGCGCATTGTCACCCTGCGCAATAGCATTGTTAAGTGCTACACTGGCCTGACCAGAAGCATACGCCGATTCTGTACCAATCGTCGTTGCATACAGTCCCTTTCCGGGGTAAACACCTCCACCGACATACTTTCCTGGCAGGGGTTTTACTTTTTCAGAAGTACCTTTGATACTGAACACATGCGGGCCATTCGTGGTGAAGTAAGCCAGAATCTGAGGAATTGCCCGGGAAAGATTGCCCAAGTAGAAGGGCTCCCCGGTATCTTCGCCGGAGCCGAGGATGCTGACATTGCCAAGACTGGGACCAAAGTTCGCATCGTTATAGGCGATCAGGGTATAATCCGTACCGTTATAGGTTACGGTGTACTCCGCTCCCGCAACCACATCTGCCAATAGGGATTGATCACGGATCCATGCTCCACTTTGATCGGCGACGGTATATTCCTCAAAGACGGTCTCCTGCGAAAAGGTGCTGTAATGTGTTTTGTCCTGCCAATGGACATTGCCTGATTCATCCGTTGCCAGGATCTGATTCGCTCTGGTTGGTTCGGGACTGAGTCGTTCCATCCGCTTTTCATAATCATCAAGCGCAGTACCTACAGCACCCGCATCCGCTGCCTTGCCGGTATGCGAAAGCGTATCATCCAGAGGAATCGCAGCAGCTGCCGCCTGGACGATCTCTTGCTTATCGCTTTCAGTCCAGTAATCTACACCCTTTTCAGGTGTATGTGCGTTCATGATATCAACCGTCTGTACCTCGCCGCTGCTGAGGCTGGTGATGACCAATCGGGTGCCACCGTCGATTTCTTTTGCCTCAAGCACAAACTCATTCAGGATCGTAACAGGACTGCCGAGGTTTCCCACAATAGAAGGCAGCCCTTCAAGATAGCTACTCATTTACTAGTCACCTCCGGCATCACGTTGAAATTCTTGAAATTGTGAATTCTTGTCCGATTACTACCTACGATCGTCGGCCAGACAGTTGTGCGTTTACCATTAGCCTGTTCAAGCTGAATATCCGCACTGTAACTACCGGCAGGAATATCAGCTGTATCTGCATGCTGAAGCGTAAACACATCATTCTGTGTGGTTACCTCAGCGAGGATCGGACTGGTGTCTTCCGGAGTAGCCCGCACAGTGAGCGTCATGACATCGCCTTTGCTCATCTTGTACACTTCTCCATTGAGCTTCAGGACAATGCGGAACATAGCGTCATCGCCACGGGTTATATAGATCGCATCGTTGTCGATCTGAAGCATCAGGTTTCCTCCTTATGCAGGCAGGCTGCTACAGATTAACCCATAGCAGCCTGCCACATTGTTACTGCGGGCTGGTGAAAGCGGGTTCATAGACGCTCTGCAGGAAGGACTTACCCTTTTCCTGCGTGAAGCCATTCTGACCCTCGTCAGCAACCGCCTGGTACTGACCATCGTGGGTACGCTTGATAGCAGTCCATTCGATCTCGCCGGTCTGACGAGTGATGGAAGTACCCTCCTTGGTCTGATAGTTTTCGGTCACGGGCTTCGCACGCACCTTATACAGCCACACATAACGATAGGAGCCGTCAGACTTCTCAGACTTGAAGCCAACCGCAAAATACGGAGGCTTGTCGGAAGCAGCGCGGATCAGCACACCGTTATCGTCGATGCGGTTGCCGAAGATCATCTCCTGGATCGTCAGGGGAATATCGGCCATCTTGGTCTTGAAGGCCAGCTCAGGGTCCGGATAGAGCACGTCGAACTCAACGTCATCGGCGTACTGGATATCGGGGTCAGCGTTCTCCGGCGTAATGGACGCTTCGATCGCGCCCGCCATCAGCTGGAGTTCGCCATAAGCATGGTTCTCGGTGGTATCCTCAGTCAGGGGCGCAATGACTACGTTCTTCAGACCGATGGTAGACGCCACCTGAGGGGATGCGGTAGGATTCGCCATAGAATTTTCCTCCTTTACGGGTTGTTAAGCGCATCCCGCAGACCTTGTCGAATGATGTCGTAAGACTCATCCGCTCGGGTATCATAGGCGGGACGAATAAAAGGGTGTGCTGGAGCAGGAGCAGGGCCGCCGTGACCATACTCCACAGGAGGAGCATAGTAGGCTCCGTGCTCTTTGCGATGCACACCGATGGTGATGTATTTGCCTCCGCGCCTGCGCTTCTTCACCTTGCCGATGGCGATAGAATCGTGCAGGACGCCGGTAATGATTTTGGGATTGCTGGATGCATTAGCCTTCATCTGCTGATGGATAGGCTGCGCAGCGGCTTCCAGGACACTGCGTGCCACAGGAGCACCTGCTCCATCTGCATCCATGCGGTTTGCCATAGCGGCGATATCGTTTAGAAGGCCGTCAAAGCCATTCATGTTCAGCGGCACATAGACACCTCCTGACGAAGGCACCACGTCCACTGAACGGTGTACTGCCGGGTAGCGGTATCATAGGCAGGCTGGTTGTATCCCTTGTCGGATTCCTCCACCATCGCAAAGCCTGCCGCATACATGGCATTACGGATGAGATCCGCCATATCGGTCGGATCCGTATCACTCCACAGGTTCAAGTACACATAAGTACGGGTGGAGGTTACACAGTCATCCATATGGGAAGCCTCAGTAGTTGTAGTGGAATACACCGCATACTGAGCAGGCGGATTCTGATTGGGTGAAGTTGCTCTCCAGATGCCAGCCATAACAGGGATGCCGATATCCGCCAGCGCCTCTTGCACTTGCTTCAACCACTCACCCCCTCGGACAGGGATGCCTTAAGGCCCAAGTAATCACCCCGGAAGCCGTATTCACCTAGCGTGCTGATATTCCACTTCTTGTCCCGGAAGCGCACCCACATGCCGGGCTTCACATCTGCCCGGTAGCGGATTGTGAAGTTGATGACTGCCTCGGTATTCATGACATCTGCCGAGCGGTAATGCTGGTTACCTGCATCCGTCACAGCTGCCCACGCCCGGCAGAGCACAATGTCCACCGGATCAGGGTAGCCGTTTTCGTTGACGCGGTTCTCCGTGTAGCCAATCTCCAACAGATGTCTAAGGTCACCCGGATGCGGGTCGGATTCGAAGTTTTTATAACCGCGCACAGGCTCACCTCCTTAGAACATCTTTGCTGGGTCGCGGTAGGGATACAGCAGATTTTCAAAGGCAATGCGCATTGTCATGTACACCTGCCGGTCAGGATTGTCCCGGTTCTCGTAGTAATGGCTGACCATCAGCAGCACGGCAAGCCGCACAGGCTCAGGGGCAGTGTCTTCAAACTGCACACGGCAGTAATCCTCCGCCACCGCCTGTGCCTGTGCGATGAATCCTTCGATCAGTTCATCTTCCTCGTCATGCTGTATCCGCAGGTGTGCCTTGACTTCCTCAATGGTGAGGATCACGGGGCATCACCTCACTCAGCAGTCATGATGCCAGCCTGCCGAAGCACAGCCAGCAGGCTGTTGTAGTCCTCGCGCAGTGCCGCAACGGTGGTAGCTTCACTGTCCGGAATGAAGGGAATCTGTTTGCCGGAGGGCAGGTCGAAGAGACCGTCAGCACCCTCCACCGTAGCCCCCGGCAGGAATGTCAGCTTGCCACCAACCACCCATTCATTGCCGCCATGGGCATGGTAATTGCGGGAGTTGTTCATACAGCCCCTCCTTACGCCTTGACCTGCAGGCACTTGATCTTCTCAGGCTCAACCAGGCGGCCATCCACGCGCTGGGTGGCCTTGAAGCCAATCTGGCCGGTGGATGCATACAGTTCGTTGAGGCGCTGGAAGGAACGGCCCTGACGGTCTGCAATCCAGTAGCCAGTGAAGTCGCCGAACAGGATGGGCTTGGCACCAGCACCGATGTCGGGCATGGCAGCGCAGTGAATGACGCGGTGACCCAGCAGGACATCAGGGTCGCCCTCACGCACGGAGGGATCCCACAGGGGACGACCATTGCCATCCTTCAGCTTGCGGATCGCCTTCTTGGTGCTGTCATTCATCAGGAATACAGCCTTGTGGCGGTACACTTCACGCACGGAGTGCACCAGATCCAGCAGGTCATCGGTCGTGATGGAAGCACCGGCAGTGGTAACACCCACCTGCGCACCATTGGTTTCGTGGAGCAGGCCGGTAGGCTTGGCAACGCCGTCGCCGGTCAGGAAGGCAATCTCCTCCGCGCCACCAATGCGCTGACCGAACTGCTTGGTGATGTAGCCTTCTACATCAAAGACGCTGTCCTGCAGCAGTTCATCGGACACCTTGATGATGGTGGCCACCTTATGGGCACCCAGGGCAATCATGCCGAAGGTATCATCGCTCTCAGGAATCAGGCCCTCTTCTTCAACCCAGGCAGCAGTGCCGTGACCGGTCACCAGAGGAATACGGCGATCACCGTTCTCGGTGCGGATGATGGTACACAGCTCACGCAGAACATTGGCGTCTGCCAGACTGTCGATCAGACGGTGCTCATACTCATCAGGCACAAGGTAACCGCCCTCAGAGTCAGTGCCAACCTGCAGCGCATTGATGGCGGTATTGATACCGTTGCGCTTGCGCATCATGTTCCAGAACGCCGCCTTGTACTCATTGGAAGCGGTGCCGATGCGGGCAACAGGGGCCTGCTCAGGGCGGGAAGTCAGAGGCATATTGGTGGGGGCGTTCAGTTCGCGGTCGAGTTCAGCGGCGCGCTCTTCGCGGTCGATGGCGGCACCCATGTCCTCCACCTCCTGGAGCATGCGGTCATACTCGGCACGATCCTCGGGAGACAGGATACCCTTCTCGTTTTCATGCTCCTTGGCAAAGGTCTTGGCCTTGTCCCAAGCCTCACCGCGCTTCTGACGAAGTTCATTGATCTTGCTCATGTTTGTTGTTCCTCCTGTTTATGTTGACATAGAAAAACGCCGCTGTTTCAGCGACGTCATTACCAATTACGGATAGCATCCAGCTGGCGAACCAGCTGTTCAACCGGGGTGCCTTCAGGACCGCTGTCTTCTGCGGTAGGGACATCCGATACCGGGGCTGCCGGAGCTGAAGTATTCTTCTGAACTTCAGCATTCGTACGCACAATGGGACGGTGGCGACCGTGCCACTCATCGTATTTGGATTTCGCCTCTTCGAGGTTCGCGGTGCGAATGAATGCAGCATTCTCGATGCCGGTGGTAGGGTTGGTCATAATCCCGTCCACAAAGCCAAACGCACAAGCCTCATTGGCATCCATCCACGTGGTTTGCTTCATCATATCCGCCAGAAGCTTACGATCCTTCTTGGTCCGCAGCTGATAGATATTGACGATGCTGTTCTTCACCGACTTGAGCGTACGGATAGCCTGGGCCATATCCTCCTCATTGCCATACGCGCCCAGCATAGGATCGTGGATCATGAACAGGCTGCCCGGGGTCATTTCAACACGCGTTGCACCCAAGGCAAGTACAGTTGCTGCAGATGCCGCCGTGCCGGAGATGACCAGGTGGACTTTCCCGGGATAGCGTTCCAGAATGTCGTGCATTTTGGTAGCAGCGTTGCAATTGCCGCCATAGCTATTCAGGATGATGCGCACATCCTCATGAGGATCATTTCCAGAGCAATAAAGCTCCTCATTGAGCAGGCCTGGCGTGATTTCATCTCCGAACCACA